TATTATGATACCAAGCGGGGATATTAAAGCATATTGGAACCCAGAAATACCAGATTTAGGTAGTTTTGAAGGCTACGATGAGGAATATCTGACAAAACATGATGGTGGACACAGTAGAGCTATAGTGCGACCACGTGATATGGATGCAAGTGAAGAAGTTCAACGTGCTGTTAAAGGTTATAAAAAAGGTATTCCAAATCAACGCGAATGGGACGGTGAGGTTATCATAGATACACCTTTTTATTATATGCTAAACCTCAAAGAATTTTTACAAAAGTATGCTGGTAAGAAAAACAAAGAACTTGTAAATGCTCCACAGTTTGTTAGACGCAAAGGTCCAGACTACGGCGAAATCAAAAAAGATTTACTACAAGCAAAACTTAAAACTTATCGTGATGTTGGTTGGTATTTGAGCAATCCAACAATGAACTTTTTAAACTGGTGGGCAGAAAAAGAGAAACAAAAATACAATGGATGAACTAGAGTATATTAAAAAACTAGCAGGTGTAAATGAATTCAAAGGTTACACAGAGTATACTCTTGAGAATATTAGCGATGCAGCCGCAGAGAATCGCAAAAAAGAAAAAGAACAAAACATTAAGCCAGGAGATGCTAAATGGTTTGAACTATGGTTCAGTCAACCTAAAATGCAAGGTCGAGGCTTTAGGGGAAGAAAATGAAGATGAAAGATTTGACCGAAAACGGCGGGCGTATTGTTAAAGGTGTGAATACAACAGTCGATGTAGGTACAGACGAAATATCTAAACAGGCTAAAAAGTTTGGAAATTCTGTTGATAAAGATGGCTTCCCACCTACTATGTCTACAGTTGTTAAACCAAAGAAAACTACAGTTAAAGAAGGCTATCGACTACGTTTAGAGCGTGACAAGAGTGCTAACATGTTAGTTCTGCATATTAAAGATACTCGTACAGGTCGACGTTCAGAAGTACGAGGAAAACTAGGGTACGAAACAGACGGTTATGATCCTAATGACAAACTACATCAATTATTAGACAAAGTAGGTCGTAGTGCTAGTGTAAGCGATATGATGAACGGTGATGTTGTACATATTAATCCCAGACATCCACAAGGTCCTAGTGCTACAAAAGCAGCAAGCGCTATTACAGCAGAAACAATACTAGAAAAACTTGGAGAGATTGCTCCTAACACAGAAATCTATGTTGACATGGATGGTGTACTTGCTGACTTCTTCGGCGAATGGGCTAAAGCAATGGGCAAGAAAAGTTTTAGAGATATAGAAGATCCAGAAGCAGCAATTGGCAAAATAAAAGACATCAAGGACTTTTGGCTAAATCTTCCAGTGCTACCACAAGCAAAACAATTACTTACACTAATTAAAAAAGTAAAAGGGAAGTATAAAATTTGTACTAGTCCACTAGCAGATGATCCTAGAAGTGAGCCACACAAACGTGAATGGGTAAAAAAGAACCTAGCATTCTTTCCTCCAGAAGAAGTTATTGTTACACACAACAAACCTAAATGGGCAACACAGAAAGACGGTACACCTAATATACTGATTGATGACTACGGTGTTAACATTAACAACTGGGAAGCAGCAGGCGGCATAGGTTTCAAATATAAAGATCATAAATTTGAACGTACAGTAAAAGCAATTAAACAGGCAGTAGGTGAAAACCCGGCAAATAAGCCTACTACAACTACAGAGTTTAATGAATCAGACGTGCCGTTGGGCAAGTATTTGTTCCATGTAACATATGCAAGCGGGTTAACAGGAATGTTAAGAGATGGTCACTTAGGTGAACCAGATGAATATTTTAGTATGACAGCAGATCCAAAATATGTAGTGTCGGGCAATCCAGAAGTACAAATAGTCATCGATACTGCTCGTGTAAGCAAAATGGAAACATTTGAAAAGCATGTAGAAGATTGGGAAAGTACTCCAGGAGCAGGTGATTGGGCTAAAGGCGACGACGGTGATTTTGAAAGTGAGTACAGAGTAGAAGAAACGATACCGTGGAACTATGTAGTAGCAGTAAAAATCCTAAAGTCTAAAGCAACACCAGAAATAATAAAACTAGCAAAAAAACGTGGTGTGAAACTAGTTGGCAAAGATAACAACGTAACTGAAAACGTTGCATATAATGAAAGTACAGACTTAAATAGTCTTAGAAAATTTGTTAGATCTCAACGAGAAGCACCTGATCAAGTTCTTTATCAAATGATGATGGCTCCAGATACTTATGGACACTCAGCATCAAACTTTGTAAGAAGTTGGTATGAGAAAACAAAAGAAGAAAATGGTTTAAATGATGTAGATTCAGCGTTAGAAATAATGGTTGATGAACTTGGATTGAATGAAAACTTTGCTGACGGTAAGAAAAAAGGCAAAAGCAGACCAGGACGTGTAAAACGCTCAGGTGCTAGTTGTAACGGAAGTGTTACATCCCTGCGTAAGAAGGCCAAAGCAGGTGGCGAAAAAGGGAGGATGTACCATTGGTGCGCAAACATGAAATCAGGACGGAAGAAGAAGTAGCATTTTATTGTAAAATGAGTAAATTTCACGAGGCAAATAGAACCTCTACTAACGAACGTAATGAGTTTTGGCGAAAACATTCGCAGCGCATACTTGACCCCGAAACAAGTTTTAATATGGGAAAATTTTAATATGAAGATGAATGAAATTATAACTGAAAATACAGCATCCGCAGTCAGTGTTGTTGTACAACCAATAGGTATGAAACCAATTAAGCGCAATCCAGACGGTACTGTACCAAATGCATTAGACGGTGATAATGCTGTCCTAAGCGGCAACATGAAAAAACGCAAGACTAAGAAAAAGGCATAAATACACTATAACGTATTACGGAGTAACTCATGAGAGAACAAGAGATTAGCGAAGGCCTGGGAGAATTAGCAGATCGTGCAGAGCGTGATCACGAAGTGCAAATGGCCCGCAGTGAACTATATAAATTAGCAAAGTATGCTATTAAACTACACGACATCTTAAAAGGTGTTAGCGAAGCAGAAGGCCTAGAAGGTTGGGTACAATCTAAAATTACTAAATCAGCTGATATGATTAGTAGCGTATATCATCATATGGATTACGAAGAAGCAAGTGAACCAATGGAACCGGATGCACTTAATCCTGTAAAAGAAGCAAAAGATACACATTGTTCAGACAAGTGTTGCGGTGCTGACGTAAAAGCAGAAGATTGTACTTGTAAACCAAGTTGTCCTCACTGTAACTGCAATGCAGTAAACGAAACATTATCACCTGAAGATAAAAAGCTTGTAGACAAAATGTATAACAAAGACGGTACACTAACTGCTATTGGTAAAAAAGTAATGGACCATGGCAAGAAAGATAAAAAGCCGGCAGTTAAAGAAGCCAAAAAGAAAATGGTAAAAGATCCTAAAACAGGAAAAATGGTACCAGACTATGCAGCAGATGGCAAAGGCAAAAACGATCTAAAAAAAGAATCACTCCAAAACAAACTAGCAGCCAAACTTTCTGAAGCAACACAAACTTGCAACGAATGTGGCAAAACTATGTTAACTGCTACCGAGAAAAAAGAACTAGCAAATCTGCCAGAAGGTAAGCGTCACGGCAACAGCAAAATCTACAAGAAGTGCTGGAAAGGCTGTCGTAAAGTAGCAGGCGTACCACGCGGTGAGCCGGGCTCATGCAAGTGTGATTAAGGAAAAGTTATGGACTGGCATAAACTACAACACACTCTTTTTGAAATTGAACCAACAGATAGAAATGCTGATTTAGCAAAGTTGACAGGTGCAGCTAATAGCTCCGTAGAAGCAGCGCCTACAAAAGATTATGTAAAAGAAAGTGTTGAAGTTGCACCAGGTAGCATGCCATTGGGTATCGATAGTGTGGCTGACTTTGCTGCACTAGCAGGTGTACGTATAGATGAAACTAGAGCAGGTAAGCCAGGTGAGCAATCAAGACATGGTGGAAAAATGCCTAAAGCAAAACCTGGACGTACTAATCATCCAGATACGGGTAAACTTGTAGGTGAAGAAGATAATGATTCTATCCTACAAAAAGGATATAAATTAGCAACTAAAGGTGCATTAGCTCCAGATTCATTTGAGAAAAAAGTTAAAGATGTTGTCGGTGGATCTGGTAAACCTAACAAGGCAGCACCTACAACTAAGGCAGATCCTGCTTTAGCAAAAAAGAAAGCAGTTAGTTGGAAAGTGTTCTTACAACAGCACACTAAACAACTACAACAAATAGCAGGTGATCCTGCAAAGAAACAAGCATTTGATCAATTTATGGCTAAAATAGGTGAAGCACAAGAAACACCAAAACCAAGAGATCCAAGTTCAAAAGATCTTGACGCACTAAGACGTAGTGGAGCAGGGGGCGCTCACAAACAGAAGAAAAAAGTTCTACCACGTAAAGAAAAACATAAGGGCAAAGCGTATGAAAGCAGCATTAAAGAAATGTTACTACGCAAGTTAAACGAAAAGAATGAACGAACTTAATGCAAATATTAAAGACTGGATCTTAAATCATTTAAGTAAACCCAATCCAGTCTTTAATAATCTTCCTCCTTGTCCATATGCTAAAAAATCTTGGATAGAAGGAAATGTATTGGTTAAAGAAATAAAAGATCCCGTAGCATATAATCTTAAGACAGAATTAAGTAATTATGCATATCAGTGGCCCGGTAAAGAAGTCATAATTTTTGCATTTGACCCTACCAAAATATCTGCATACGAACTTACAGAATTAGTAGAAAGTGTACAGCGAAAAGTTCTAAATAACTGGGGTCTTGTTGCGCTTGAAGATCATCCAGACGAAGTTGAAGAAATTGACACTGTCGTTTTAAACAATGGCGAGCACGGACTTGTTCTACTACAAGAGCGTTCTAAACTAGAAGAAGCACGTAAGCATCTTGACTCATTAGGATACTACAAGTACTGGCCTGAAGATTATAAAAAAGATGTGCAAAGTAGATGACTACTCGACTTAATTTACAAAAGACAAAATATAAAACTATAGACTTTAAACTACTCGACGATTCTCACTTTACTGAATGTGAAAATATATATAAAGAGTATATAGAGTATAAAAAATTTGATAGTATCTATCCTATATACAGAGAAGACTGGACAAGAGGCACAGTGTTTGGATATTACGACAACGATGAACTAGCAGCATGGAGTTGTTATTATGTGTATCCAAGTAAAAAGATTGCTCATGCTGATCAATTTGCGTGGAATTATAAAAATCCTAAACTTAAATTAGGTTACAAAAGTTTACGTAGTGAATGTGCATACTTTAGAGAGCAAGGATTTAATTATCTTATACTAGGTGATATGTATAGTTACAAACAAGAAATGCAAGGATTTGAAATAATTACATACAATTCACCAGGCGTATTTGAGTAATGTTAGCGCTCTAACTTATACTATCAGTTAAATACGTTATGTTAAGAAATGACCTTAAAGAGGAATATAGATTATTTTATATGGTCAAAGGCCATCTTAACGCATCTCCCGAAACAGTAATAGATTGTGCCGACGGGTATTTTAAACGACTCTGGTCGGATGGTGCAGACGGAGCGCCCCTTTATGCATACTCGGAAGATTTTGAAGTACTTTGGGCAAAGATAAATAACTCATAGCCAATAAGGGGGATCCAATGGTTGCTAAACAATTTGAAAACTTAACTGAAGACGATTTGCGGTATATAGAACAATTACTAGGTAGTGAACTACGCAAAGAAATGGATGCAGATAAAACATGGGATTCAAAGCATCACTATCATCGCCCTTACGAAAAAACAAAGCGTATACTAAATTGTATGAACGCTGTAAAAGCCCAAAGAGATCTTACAAAAAAACTTTCCGTCAAGTGGTAATAACACTTGACTTTTATCCTTAATGCATATATAATAATCATATAAGGAGTATTCATATGAGTGATCGTACCTACGGGCAAGAAGAAAAAGCAAAACTAGAACGTCTAGTCAAAGAAGGCGTAACTGTTTTACAAGAAATTGAAGATCTAAACGCAGGACTTAAAGATACTGTAAAGGCAGTAGCAGAAGAATTAAACGTAAAGCCTTCTCTTATTAATAAAGCAATTAAAGTTGCAATGAAACGTGACTGGGACAAGCATCAAGACGAGTTTGAAGACTTGGAAACTATTGTTGCTACGGTCGGCGTTGACAAGTGATAAAGTCTGTCATAGACTTTTGTAAAGAAAGTTACAGGCTTTCTCCTCTAGCATTTTATTGTGAGATGGTAGAAACAACAGTTTTGATTGCAGCAAGTGCTATACTTACATTTACAGTGCTTGATCCTGCAACAGAACTTTTTATTCCATTATACTTAATTGGTAGTATACTTGGTGTAGTTAGTACAGTTATTAGAAAAGCAGCATTTGCAATTGTGCTATGTAGTTGGTTTGTTGTAATGAACTCAATTGCTATGGTGCAGTTATTCATACTGTAATATATATTATAGAGTCGTCCACTCACGGACAGGTAGAAGGTTAGTTGGCCACAAGCAACAGGAGAATGAATGAGTTATGTAGACGCATTGTTTGACCGTGATCAAGATATGATCCGTGTAGTTGAACGCAAAGACGGTAAAAGAGAGTACCGCGAATATCAAGCAAAATATACATTTTATTATAAAGACCCAAGAGGCAAGTACAAGAGTGTGTACGGAGATCCTCTTAGTAGAGTTGTATGCAAGAATACAAAAGACTTTCGTAAAGAAGTAGCAATAAACAAAGGCAAGGAACTTTTTGAGAGTGATATTAATCCAATATTTCAGTCATTGTCTGAAAACTATCTCAATCAAGATGCGCCTAAACTTAATATTGCGTTCTTCGATATTGAGACTGACTTTGATCCAGAGCGTGGGTTTGCTGATCCTGCTGATCCTTTCATGCCGATCACCTCTATAAGTGTTTACTTACAGTGGTTAGAAACAATGGTGTGTTTAGCAGTGCCGCCAAAAACACTTACAATGGATCAAGCAAAAGCAGAACTTGAAGGTATTGAAAATGTAATGCTGTTTGAACGTGAAGGCGATATGATCGACACTTTCTTAACGCTAATCGAAGACGCTGATATTTTAAGCGGTTGGAACTCAGAAGGTTATGATATTCCGTATACTGTAAACAGAACTATGCGTGTACTAAGCAAAGATGACACTAGACGTTTTTGCTTGTGGGGACAACTGCCTAAGAAACGTGAATATGAAAAATACGGGAAGCAAGCAGTTACATTTGACTTAGTAGGTCGTGTACACTTAGACAGTTTAGAACTGTATCGCAAGTACACATACGAAGAACGTCACTCATATCGATTGGATGCAATTGGCGAGATCGAAGTAGGTGAAAACAAAGTGCCATATGAAGGCACACTTGATCAACTATATAACAATGACTTCCGTAAGTTTATTGAATATAACATCCAAGATACTGCATTACTTGACAAGCTGGACAAGAAACTACGTTTTATTGATCTGTCAAACGAACTAGCACATGCAAACACTGTTTTGCTAGCCACTACAATGGGCGCTGTTGCTGTTACAGAACAAGCTATTGTTAATGAAGCACATCACAGAGGATTACAGGTTCCTAATCGTCCAAAGCGTGATGACGAAAACACACAAGCAGCAGGTGCATATGTTGCATTTCCAAAGAAGGGATTGCACAAGTGGATTGGTTCGATGGATTTGAACTCACTGTATCCGAGTGTGATTCGTGCATTGAATATGGCACCTGAAACAGTTGTAGGACAAATACGTCCTGAAATATCAGATGCTCGTGTAACAGAAGACATGGGTCTAAAGAAAAAATCTTTTGCAGGCAGTTGGGAAGGGCGTTTTAGCACAGAAGAATACGAAGCAGTTATGGAGCAACGCAAGGACATTGCACTTACTATTGACTGGGAAAACGGTGGTAGTGACGTACTAAGCGGTGCTGAAATACACAAATTAATCTTTGATAGTAATCAACCTTGGATGCTTAGTTCAAACGGTACTATATTTACAACAGAGTTCGAAGGCGTTATTCCGGGTATCTTAAAACGCTGGTATAGCGAACGTAAAGACTTGCAGAAAATGCTGAAGAAAGCAAAAGACGCAGGTAACACAGCAGAGATTGAATACTGGGACAAACGTCAGTTGGTTAAGAAGATTAACTTGAACAGTTTGTATGG